TATTAATATCTAAATCACCAGACTGTGCTTCAATAAATAATCCAGCATAATTTTTAATAGCATTATTTTCAGTATTATTTTTAATGAACGCCATTCTACTAGCCATGAATTGTTGTTCTCTTTCATTTCTAAAAGAAGATGTTTCGTTAAAAAATGCTTTAGCTTGAGCTATCTGGTCGTAGTTACCAATTTTTTCTCTTTCAAAAAATTCTTTTAATTTTGTTTCGTAAACTTCATTCCAGGCATCTGGAGTTAAACTTTGTTCTATATTGTTAGAAGAAGCATAAGTATCAAACTCATTTTTAAATTGTCTTGCTTTATTAGTTAAATCTAATTCCATCATTTTATTGTAATAATGAGGACTTGCGCCTTCTGGAATTTTTTCAGATTTAACTAATTGTTTAAAAGCGTCTTTATTACTGTTGTAATCTGCTATTGCTCTTTGCTTATCTTTTTCAGATTGTTTAATATCTTCTGTAATTGCATAGCTTTCTAATGCAGGAACTAAACTAGATAATGATTTAGACAATTCTTTAAGGCCAGTGCTTACAACTACATCTGGCTTATAAAACATATTATAATCCACAGTCTCAATTGTCATTTCTGGCATTTGATTGAACTCTGGATTTGGGTCTCTTCTAGCCATTAGTATTGGTACCCACTGTCTGAATAGATGTCTGTATCTGCTGTGTAATTTTCATAACCATATTTTTCAACATTTGTTTGGTATCTATTTTGTTTTGCTTTGTATCCGTAGTAACTTTCAGCAAATTGTAATGAGGAGTTCAAAGCATTATATCCTCTTGTAACTGGAGAGACGTATGTACTTTGAGCATCATATTGATTTTCAATTGCTGATAATGTTCCGTTCAAATAATTAAATTTACTTCTTTCAATATTTCCTAGAACTCTATTTCTGTATCCTGCTTCAGTGTCATAATAATTTGCTAATAAAGTATCGTAAGAAACACCTGTAAAGTTTTCTCTATTAGTTTTAAAAGTAGCTCGTTTCTTCCTTGATACTTTTTCAGCATCACCAATTTTTGTAAGTCTAGATTTTGTTTTTTCAATAAGCTGTCTAGTCGTATTATTAAGTTTAGTATTATAATTTTTTAATGCTAGTTCGTTTTGACGATTTTGCTGGTCTCGTTGTAGCTTCTGTTGTTCAGTTGCACTTTGATAAGACAACACTGCAGATGCACCAGCTACTACTAAAGTTGGGTTACACATTATATTTTAACAAATTCATAAAATTTTTTATTTTCAATTCCATAATTAGTTTCTCTCAAGATGGTAAAACCCATCCACTTCAACCAATTAATATGGAGCTTATTCCTTTTATCTACATAGTTATGTAGAATTTGATGTTTACCTTTAAGAACATCACAAACACCTTTTGAGTTTCTTAAAAATGATAAACTAATTTTTTTTAAATCATTGGTACCTACCATCCAAATAGAACCTATAAGGCCATTAGGTACAACACCGAGCATAGCAACAGGTTTACTTTTTGCATCACATATTACTAATGGAACAGAACTGATTTTGTGTCCTATCAATAAAGATAATAATGGTGGCAAGTTTCCTGTAACTGCTTTTATTTCCTGTATATCTTCTTCTCTTAAATTTTTAGATAAATATATACAATCATCTTCACTTGCTAATCTTAAATGTGGTTTATTGTGTTGACGCATGAGAAACGTAATATCCTTCCCACTCTGCGTTCACAAAGTTACATGGTAGATGACTAGCGTTAGTTAATGAAATATCTAAATTTTCATTTCTACTTTGAACACTAAATGTAAAACTTCCATCCTCAAGATTAACTACGCCTGCAAGACCAGTACCAACAATCGTACCTGTAAATGTTGAGCTTGCTGTAGTCCTTTTTAAAGGAGTTACATCTGCTTGGAAAAATCCCGTATCATTAAAAGATACAGTCCAATTTCTTATTTGCAGTCTACCTTCTCTAATTTTAGTTCTTGAACCACTTTGATTTTGACCCAAGGCTAAATATTGTTGTGAAAATCTATAAGTAAATCTATATGCTTCACCAATAAAATAATTAAAGTTAGTAAAATCTCCTTGAAGTGTAATTGTGTTACCAAATTGTGAGAGCAAAGTTATATCTCTACCTGCTACATTTAAAGCTCCACTTTTACCTACTAGCTTCATAGTGCTGTAAATTGTGTATGGTAAGGTTATTGTAGTTATATTATTTGATGGATTATAACTTTCAATTACCTGTGTATTATCAAGCTTTCTATCTAAATGAGTAAGGTAAAACTCACCATCATCTGTAGAAGCTGGTGAACAATCAATTGTCTCTATATAAACACCATCTGTTCTTTCTATAACACAGAATAAAGTGGTTCCTATAAAATCTACATTAAGACATACTACTCCTGGCTCTGGATTTATATTGCCAAATGGGTCTTCTCCAAAAGTCCATCTATGCCATGCACTTTGTAATCTTCTACCCTGTGAGAAAAACCACTGATAAACATATAATTGATTTTGTTGTCCAGGATTACTGCTTAATGCAATTAAAATATTTTCATTAGATGCAATTGCAAATTTAAAAACATTTGTTGGAATATACTTAGGAATGTTTGCTGTTATATCTTCACCCTGGTTTGTTTCACCATCGTTTTCAACATACATTTCTCTAACACCAGTAAATTGTCCTTTGTTAAATGCAAAGAATACATTGTTTCCAGAACCTTTAGGTTGAACACTACCTAGTGTTTCATATTCTGTAGTAACATTCACAGCAACATTGGAAGGAGTTAAACTTGCTCCACCAGTTAAAACAAATTGTGTTTGGTCACTAAATAATAAAAGTTTTTCATCAAAAGCAATTGCATGTTTTAGAATTGAAACTTTTGTGTGAGCAACATTTATATCAATTGGGTCAGTGTCGAGAGTATCAGTGACAGTCTCATTAAAAAATTCAAAAACTTCACCAGACCTAGATAAAATTACATTTTCATCTGCAAGAAAACCTAGTCTATTTCTATGAAAATAGATGTCATTAATTTTAGTATCTATAAAACTTGGATTAGGTGAGCTATCTAAATCACCAACAACTCTGTTTCCCCATGCAGGAACATCATAAGAAGTTGAAGATACTGTATAAGAAGAACCATCAACTTGAGTAAATCTAAAATTACCATCTGCTGTTCTAATAAGAACATGAGGCATCGTATCTGGATTTATCTTAATAGGTAAACCAGGAGCAACTGCTTCTTCCCAAACATTAGAGGATGATTTAAAAATTACATAATAATTATCAAAACTATTAGAAGCATCACCTTGAACTTCTACAATCATATTGTTTGGAGCTACTGCTGGTAAATCAGAAAAATTTTGTACTGTGTCTTTAATAACTTGAGAAGCTTGATTTCCAAAACCATCTGAAGCTGAAACTGAAAGTGTTCCAGAAGATTTTGAAACTGAAAAACTACTGTCACCAATTTTAGTTTTACTTACACCACTTACACTAACAGCATTAAATAATCCGTCTCTAATATCTTTAGTGTTTGTACTTGATGATGTAAAAGTTGTTTTAGTTCCATTAATTGTAATTGAATATGGTGTAGCATCTACACCTTGATTAACTGTATAAACTGCTTGTTCTATTTTTGCTGGACTAGTTACTCCACTGTCCATAGCTACAGTTTTACTAGTGTTTAAAATATAAGTATAATCATTAACTGTTAAGGCTTTGAAGTGGCCTCTTGGATTAGAAGATGCTAAATAACTACTGGCGTTTGGTGCGTTTACAACTGTTTTAGAAAGTCCGTCAACAGTATTAACACTAATATTACCATCAGTAATAACCACAATGTATCGTTCAGTTGTATCTCTATTAATTGTATGAATAAAAGCGTTGCCTAAAGGCTGGTTAGAAATTTGTGCTATATGTTTTGTAGATGGCCTTTTTTTGAGACCTTCAACAACACTAGAAAAACCATTAACTTGGTCTGTAGCTTGATTTTCTAATCTTAATATTTCTGGTTGTTGAGACACACCCCCGATTAAATTGGGTATACTTCTCGTTATTAAAGCCATTTGTTTTACACTATGATTGCAACAGCTAACGCTATAGCAACAACTATCACTGCAACTTTATGGTCTGACCAATAGTGCATAAGTTTTCTTTTAATTAAATCCATGTTGTGTCCTCCTTAATCAATTAATTTATATGACCTGCTTCTTGCAACTGTTGTCATTTGGTCATGACTATTGAAAATATTATGGTCAGCTACAGAAGCTTCTGCTTGTTTAAGTATAGATAAAGCCATCAATTCATCCTGTTGGCTAAATCTATGTAAAGCATTAGCGCCTAGTGTTCTGTCATGAAATATTCTTGATGCTCTTATAGTTATATATCTTCGAGCTTGCTCTGGAACGTCTTCAAAATCTAATAAAGATACGACAGTTACATTGTCAAAATCTTTATCAAAAATAAAACTTTCTGTTGCTAAATTGAATAAAAAATTTCCTCTTATAATTGGGTCATAAGAAGATTTACTTTCTAATAAAGGATTAAATTCTATTAACATCGCATCAATAGCAACTGGAATTTTGTTATCTGTATTTCTTGAGAGTGTTGCTTTGTATGATGTATTAAATTTCCAACCACTTGATTGTACTTCTCTATTTACTTCATCTAAAATATTTTTAGCCATTGAAGCATCAGTAGGTAAACTTCCAGTTAATGTGTTGACTGGAGCTTCTCCTATAGTTGAAAGCATTGTATTGATTGCTTCTAATTGAGAAGTTCTTGTTTTGATTGTTGTCATAATTTTTATAACACAGGCGCAGATTGTCTGTGTTAATCTCTGCGCCTATGTATTCTGTTACTTATTATTGAGTTTTAATAAGTGTTGCACTTTCTGGTCTTAAGATACCATGACCTAAAGCCATTTTCGCAACCATTAGACTACCTTGTCTACGAATATCAAATTCAGACTCAACGCCTAAATCTAATAATTTCACAGTACCGATAGCACTCTTATGGAACACTGTAGCTACTACATGTTGAGCATCTACATTGTAAGTATTGTTAGTTCCAGAAACAGCAGTCGAGTTATCTGCAAATGCAGTAACAGCAGTGTTTGATTTAACGATGTTGATACCAGCAACTTTAATTACTGTACCATCAGCATAAACACCATTACCATTTGCACCAAAGTCTCTATTTAAAATCTTATCGTTTTGTACGATTTGATAATAAACATCTGGTTTAACTACACAAAATCTATCTTCACTAGGAACATCTTTTTCGTCTAGTGCTTGAGCACATTCAAAAATAGAAGCGATTAATGAAGTTGCGTTTGTGTTCGCATCTGCATCAGTGATTTCTGTACCACCAGAACCACCTGTGATTGTTGCTGAAGCTTGTGCACCTAACACAGCTAATTGAAGTAGGTTTTTATCTACTGTATTAGCTAATGCTCTACCCATTTCAGAAGTGTATGTACTTCTTACATCGTAGTGCGATTTTGCTTCATCAATGTTTGCAATAAACGCAGATGAAACCAAAAGGTCATCAATGTTTATTGTTTTTTCTGCATGTTTGACAGATGTACCAAGTATCTCATTTCCTGGAGTGTGATAACTAGCAGAAGTCGTTCCAATTACAGGGAACTGTGCTGACTTACCAGAAGAGATTGTTCTAACATTAGTCATTCCTAACATTTTGTTTTCTCTTTGGAAAGTAGCTAAAACTTCACCAGACCATACCTTAAGAAAAAGAGCATTGGCATCACCTGACTGATTAATCTGTCCAAGTCTGGACACTGTTGCGTTTGCCATAATTATTCTCCTTTTAAATTATGATTTGTTGTTTTAGTTCCTTGCACATACTTCAAAAAGTTATCTCATAAGATTTACTCGCAAGTAAATCCTTTGAGGCAATTCTATATTTGTGAAGGCTCACTCCTCTTAAAGAAGAGTGTGTGAGTTTAGCAATCCCACTTTCTAAGTGCTAATGCTTTTCTTGTAGGTCTTCCTTTAGCGTCAGTCATTCTACCTTTAACTCCAGACATACGAGCACAAAATGATTTACGTCTTGCACTTGTTTTACTTTTAGTAGGAGCTTTTAAGTTATGACCCTTTCTATTAAAAAATGCTCTTCCTCTAGCATTTAATCCACCAGAAGGACTTTGGTATTTTTTAGCAACCATTATTTTTTGCCTCTGATTTTATTTACAGTAGATAATCCGAAGCTTCCAGAATATACAATTAAAACTGCCCACCAAAATTCCTGTGGTGCATTTTTCAAAATTTCAAAACCTTTCTCCATCCAAGGCTGTGTAGTTGGCCAGAATATTGCTAGAAATATTATTGTAATTTTTATTGTTAAGACTTCATCTTTAATGGAGCCTTTAGAACTTTTAATTTGTTCTATACTTACATTTTGCTCTGCTTCTATTTCTTTTGCCCTAATGACTTTTTTCTTCTCAATTGAGTGATTGATTGCTGAAACTGTTTTGTCAGCGATAATCCTAGTGAGAGGATTTTTCATTAGAGGCAAAATAAAATTAAGCATTACTTTCTTTTTTTCTTTTTAGGAAATCCAGCTTTCATATTAGCGTAGGCTTTTGGCGAGATTGTACTTTTAGATTTTGGTCTTGAAGTACCTGCTCTTCTTCTAGCGTTAATATTAGCGTATAGACCTTTTTGTTTAGCCATTATTTCATTCCCTTACTTTTTCTTATTTTTGATTTTAAAGAAGCTGGCAAAGTTTTTTGTTTCTTTGTAAGCTTCGGTCTTCCTTTTTTTGAACCATAGGTTCCTTTACCCATCGGCATAGTTTTCCTCCTTCCCACCTAATTAGGTGTTATTTA